GAGAAGTCGTATTGCTCGTTCTCGTCCTTGCAGTCCTTTGACCACTCGACGTTTTCCCAGAGGAACGGCTGGCGATGGCCGCAGTGCGGACACTCGAACGTCCACTCGCGCATGTCGGTCGTCTCGAACTTGCGATGCGTGTCGTCGTCCTCCTCGCCGCCCTGGCTCATGAACACGCACTTGCCCAGCCAGCCGAACGCGGTGACGCGCGCCTCGGCCTCGGCCATGTGGCCGGGAGGCCACCGCCACGTTTCGTCGCCGATCAGCCAGCGAATCGAGCGCCGCTGGAGGTTCGTCTTGTTGTGCGCGCCGACGATCCACAGCGTCATGCCGTTGGCGAAATGGATCGTGTGGTTGCGCTTCTTGTGCCGGTCGGCGGGAAAGAGCGCCTTCACCGGCTCGCATTCGTCGAAGAGCTTTTGCAGCCGCGACTCGCTCTGGTCTTTCGCATCCTCGTCGGTCTGATCGAGCCAGAGCGTAGGGCCGGGCAGATTGGCGATGATGTAGCAGAGCGAAATTTCCGGCGCGGTCGTCTTGCTCGACTGCACCGCCGCGAGAATCGAGACGAGCCGCACCTTCGGATCGACGACGGCATCGAGCACTTCGCGGATCTGCGGCGAGTTTTCGACGCGAAACCGTCCAGGCATCGGCGAGTAAGGGATCGAGCGGATGTGCGCCTCGGCCCACTGCCACGCGGGTTGCCGGTCAGGTGGACGCCACGCTTCGCGCCAGATCTGCGTCAGTTGTGCGTCGGCGGCTTCCATCCGGTCTGGATCGCCTCGGCGAGACGGCGAAGATTTTCCAAGGTGATCTGCGAGGACACGAGCCGCACCACGCGCCAACCCGCGAGCGTTGCCTCGAAATACTTCTCGGCGTCGGCGACAAAACCCTGCCCGCGGGTGTGACGCCCGCCGACCCACACACCGCCTTCGAGTTCGACCAACGTGCGGCTTTCCTCATGCGCGTAGTCCGCGCGCCATCGCCGCGTCGGGTGAAAGCGAAACTCGGTCGCCAGCGTCGGGCCTTCGACGACACGCCACAGCAATTCAAACCGGCGCTCCAGGCGCGATGGAGTGCGCGCACTCACGGCGTCGTCCCTCCGCCCGTGTGGAGCACCTTGCAGACTTCATCGATGGCCCGCGCACACTCCTCGCGGATGCCCTGCGCGTCGCGCCCGCTCAGAATCGGCGGCAGTTCGTTTTCAAACTTCGCGCGCAGCAACGCGACCGCTTTGCCGACGCCGACCAGCCAGTCTCTCCGGACGTCGGAGAGCAGGACGTATTCGCCTTTGCGAAGCGCGACCTTCAATTCGCGTTCCTCGACCTCGGCGAGCAGCTTGCGAGCTTTCAAGGCTTCCTCGCTGGTCGTCACTGGCTGGTTGGTCTTCAGCCCGCGCACGCGCACAAACTCGCGCCAGTCGGCCACGGGGAGGCTCCCGTTGGCCAGCGTCGCGGGCGCGCCCTCCAACTTCCGCCACGCCGTAAGCGTGCGCCGTGTGACGCCGAGCAGATTGGCGAGTTCCACCACGGTTTTTGCGTAGGCGACGCTGTCGGTGCAGCCCGAGGCGCGGGCCTGGACGCGCGCCCGCTCGGCGACAGTATGCGTCTTCCCGGCGGCGACCTTCTTCACGATGTTCTTGAAGTCGGCGTCGAGGATGCGCTCGGCCATGTCGGGCGGAATGCCCTCGCTGTTCTCGCTCATGCCGACGCGCCGATTGTCAAAGCCGTTGACACCCCCGGCGTCGGCATGAATCCCGAACCTGCTGACTACTGGCACTGCGCCAAGCTCATCCTCGGTTTCCTCCTCGTCGTCCTCTTCGGGATGCTGCTCGCCAGTTGCGGCACGCACTGGCGGCTGGAGTATCGCGATCCTCACGCCGGCAAGGCCGCGGTCGAGTTCACGCTTCCTTCAAAGGAGGGCTACGCGAAGTGAGCACCGAAGCCGCCGAGCCAGCAGCACCGCGCGCGGGTGCCATCCCGGTGTTCTGCGCGCACACGAGTCTCGTCGCCATCGAGAAGCTCGTCCCAAATCCGCGCAACCCAAACACGCATCCGGAAAAGCAGATCGAGATGCTGGCCAAGATCATCAAAGCGCAGGGCTGGCGGAATCCCGTGGTCGTGTCGAAGCGATCCGGGTTCGTGATCAAAGGCCACGGTCGGCTCGACGCTGCGAAGCTGCTCGCTGCCGATGTGGTGCCGGTGGACCTTCAAGACTACGAGAGTGAAGCGGCCGAGTGGGCCGACATGATTGCGGACAACCGCATCGCCGAACTCGCCGAGGCCGATGAAGAGAGCCTCAAGGCGCTGCTCAAAGACCTCGACGGGAAAATCGATCTCGATCTCACCGGTTTCGATGCCGACTCGCTCGACGACATTCTCGAACGGCTCGGAACGAAGGAGAGCGATGCCACGGTGCCCGCGCCGCCGGTCAATCCGCTCACCAAGCCCGGCGACCTTTACGAGCTTGGGCCGCACCGCCTGCTCTGCGGAGATTCGACGAATGTGGAGGACGTGCGGCGCGTGATGAATGGGCAGCGTGCGATCCTCTTCGCCACCGACCCGCCGTATCTCGTCGGCTACGACGGCACCAATCATCCGGGCACGCGTCCGAAGACGAACACCGACTGGTCGGAAACCTACGGCGCGACGTGGGACGAGGCCGACGACGCGCGCAACTGCGACCTCTACGACCGCTTCATCAAAGCCGCCGTCGAGGTGGCCATCGATCCGAACGCGGCGTGGTATTGCTGGCACGCCAGCCGCCGCCAGCGAATGGTCGAGGACGCATGGGAAAAGAACGGCGCGTTCGTTCATCAGCAGATCATCTGGAGCAAGCCGAACCGCCCGATCCTCACGCGCTCGTGGTATCTCTGGGCGCACGAGCCGTGTTTCTTCGGCTGGATCAAAGGCAACAAGCCGCCGCGCGAATCTGCCGACTACGAGCGCAGCGTTTGGGAGATCGAGGGCATCAATAACGACGAGCGGCCCGATCACCCGACACCGAAGCCGCTGGAGTGTTTCGCCGTCCCGATGCGGCAGCACACGAAGCGCGACGATCTGTGCTACGAGCCGTTTTCCGGCAGCGGCACCCAGCTTGTCGCGGGCGATCAACTCGGTCGCCGCGTTTACGGCCTCGAAATCTCGCCCGCGTATTGCGACGTGATCGTGCGCCGCTGGTTCGCGCTCGCGCCCGGACGGCAGATCATCCGCAACGGCGAGGACGTCACTAAGCTGTTCACCGAGGAATCCAAATGACCACGTTCGATCCGCGCACCGAGGCCAACATCAAAACGCTGCGGCCCGCCGCACAGGAAAAGGCGCGTGAGTTCATGGCCGCGTGTGTCGCCGCCGGTATCGCGCTCAAGATCATCAGCGGCACACGCACCTACGAGGAGCAGAACGCCCTCTACGAGCAGGGCCGCACGAAGCCCGGCAACATCGTCACCAAGGCGCGCGGCGGATACTCGTGGCACAACTTCGGGATCGCGTGGGATGTCGGGATCTTCGACGGAGGGCGTTATCTCGAAGAGTCGCCGCTCTACGCGAAGGCCGGCGCAATCGGTGAAAAGCTCGGCCTCGAATGGGGCGGGCGCTGGAAATTCAGCGATGAGCCGCACTTTCAACTCAAGCTCGGCCTGACACTCGCGGAATGCCGCGAGCGCGTGGCGAAGGGCCGGGCGATTGTGTGATTGATCTTCGGCTGGTTCCTTGCCCGCGTCATCAAATGGCTGTTAGCGTGCGCCGATGGAGTTTGAAGAACTTTCCAACATCGACCCGCGCGGATTCTGGAGACACGAAGCGCACGACTTCACGCCGTGGCTCTATGAAAACCTCGAACGCCTCGGTCGTGCATTAGGCCTTCAAATCGAAGCGACGAAGCAGGAGCAGGCAATCGGCGAGTTCTCGCTCGATATTCTGGCAGTCGATCTCGAATCAAAACGCCCGGTCATCATCGAAAATCAACTGGAGGCGACCGACCACGATCACCTCGGTAAACTCCTTACCTACGCGGGCGGAACGGACGCCGCGATTGTGATCTGGGTATCGACAGAACTGCGGGAGGAACACCGGCAGGCATTGGAGTGGCTAAACTCCAAGACCATCGAGGGTGTCGATTTTTTCGCCGTCGTTTTGGAGGTCGTCAAAATCGGCAACTCAAAGCCAGCGGTGCTCTTCAAGCCCGTTGTTCGGCCCAATGAATGGCAGAAGCAGACGATGAAAGCGGCTCAGGCCGGCCAGTCCGAGAAGGGAGAAAAGTATCGCCGCTTCTACCAGCCGCTGCTGGATGAGCTTCGGGAGCGGCACCACTTTACCAACGCCAAGGTCGCTCAGCCGCAATGCTGGTATGCGTTCTCTAGCGGCAACAGCAGCTTCAACTACTCGGCCAACTTTACCGGGAAGGGCACCGTCCGTGCGGAGGTTTACATCGATTGCGAGGATCGTGAGACGAACAACCGATTTTTCGATGAGCTTCACGCGCAGCGGGAGGCGATTGAGAAGGAGTTTGGGGAGCCGCTTGAATGGCAACGCCTCGACGAGAAGCGAGCATGCCGTATCTGCATCCATCGCAGCGGTGCCGTGGAGGACAGCGACGAGCGACTGGAAGAAATACGCGCGTGGCTGATCCAGAGGCTACTGAAGATTAAGCAGGTTTTCGCCGCGAGGATTGCGAGCCTGCGTTGACACCCAGCCCCGCGCATGGCGCAGGGCCTTTTCATCACCGGCTTCACCGTCGCCGAAGTTCTCCAGATTCAGGCGAAGGCGAAGCAAATGCTCATCGAGGGCAAGACGCTCATGTCGTGGAGCGACAGTGGCTCCTCGGCATCGAAGCAATTCCCGATGCCGGCCAAGGAGGTGCTCGACGAGTGCGCGCACGCACTGCGCGTGCTCGATCCTCAAACCTACGGACGCCGCCGCCGCGTGGCGCAATCGAGCGTCGGCTACGTCCCGAAATGAACCGCTTCGCCCTTCTCGCGCGGCGCATTCTGCCGCCCATCCTACTGCCGAAAGCGTGGGCCTCGCCCTACGAGTCGGCCAACTATTCACCCCGGCGCGGGCCGGTGCCCGGCGCTTCGCCCGGTGACGCGAAGCGCGACCTCTCACCGGGCGTCCGCAGCGAACTCGTGCGGCGCTCGCGCTATCTCCACAAAAACTCCGGGTTCGTGCGCGAGATGGTCGGCAACATGGCGATCTACTCGACGGGCGACGGCATCAAGCCGCAGGCGCAGTCTTCCGATCCCGCGTGGAACCGCCTTGCCGAGGAATACTTCGCGTGGTGGTCGGGCCGTTGCGAGGTCACGCGACGTTTCTCGTTCGAGGAATGTCAGTCGATCATCTGCCGTGCGGTCGATGTGGACGGCGAATACTTCATCCACAAGACGCGGGACGCGGATTCTCGACCGCTAATCCAACTCGTCGAATCGCACCGCATCGGCGACAGCGCCGGGTCGCGTGAAACGGTGGATGGAATCGGCCTCGACGTTTTCGGCGCGCCCATCTTCTACCGGCTGATCGAGGACACCGGGACGCTGCGCGATTTGCCGGCGGAATCTGTGCTCCACGTTTTCGAGCCGGAGTCGGTGACCGCTGTGCGCCAGGCACCGACGATGCAGCACTCGATCAACCACATCCTCGACGAGATCGAGTTGCTGGCGCTGGAGAAACACGCCGTCAAAGACAACGCCGACATCGCACGCGTGCTGAAGACCGAGCGCGGCGAAATCGGCGAGGATGGAGATTTTTCGGTGCCGAGCGACACGCCGCAGGCCGAGACGAGCGACCCGGTGTCGTTGCAGAAGATCGTGGGCGGAAAACTCGTCGCACTCAAACCCAACGAGTCGCTCGACAGCTTCGAGTCGAAGCGGCCTTCACCGACATTCACCGGCTTTCTCGATCATCTGCGGCGCGACTCCGCGCTCGGAGTCATCCCCTACGAGTTCGCCGCCGATTCCAGCAAGGTGGGCGGCGCGGGCGTGCGGCTCGTGGTGGCCAAAGCCGACCGCCGTTTTTCCTACCGGCAACTTATCCTCATCCAGCGGCTCATCCGCCCGGTGTGGGCTTACGTCATCGGCGACGCCATCGTGCGCGGCGAATTGCCGCTCGTGACGAATTGGCATC